GCCGATGTTAGCGGACAGTTGCCTAAATGCGAACATGATTATAAGCAAGAAGACCAATATTGGTATAAATGTACTAAATGTGGAGAGATAAGTCCAATAGGCAATTTCCGCTAACGTTTTGTAGATAGGCGATGTAAAAGCCTTGCAGAATGTTTCAAGTTTAGTATAATGTTGGTGGCTTTTATATTGCCTATGTGCTGTTATCGGATGCCCTTCTTTCGTAATTAATATTAATAATTTAAACAAATAAAAAATGAACACAGAAAAACAACAACAAGATTTAGTCGATTCAATTAAGCACGAATTGGCAAAAGAGAATGAATTTTACAAACCTTCGTCTTATTTTCATTCAGTATGGTTTCAGCCTTCATCAGGTCGATTTTTGTTTGCCGACCAATACACAAGATATGAGGTTGTTGAGCCATTGATTGAAAATAAAACATTAACTTTTAAAGGAATTGAAAATCATCAAGGTGAACAAATGCTTCGGTATGTTCTGTCTTAGGGTTGCCGATAACGGTTCTCGGCTTGGCGAAGTTGCCGAACACAAAAGTTAATTTAAAAAACAAAAGTTGAATATTATGGATAAAGTTGAATTGAAAGACGAAACGGAAATTTTGCCAAACCCGTGTTATGTGCAGTGCGGTGATAATTTGGAACTCCTAAAATCACAGCCTAATGAAAGCGTAAATATGATTTATTGCGATATACTTTATGGTACAGGTAGAAACTTTGGCGATTACCAAGATTTAAAGCCAATACGAAGCGAAATTGAAAGACACTACCTACCAAGACTTATTGAAATGAAAAGAGTGCTAAAACAAAACGGCTCAATTTATTTACAAATGGACACACGAATAAACCATTGGATGCGGATTTTAATGGATGATGTTTTTGGGTATGATAACTTCCGAAATGAAATTGTATGGTGCTATAATTCGCAAGGTAAAACAACAAAACATTGGAATAAAAAACACGATGTAATATTATTTTACTCCAAAAGTGATACGTTTATTTTCAATTCGGATATTGTTAAAGACAGTATATCTGATTTAACATACAGAAGATTTAAGAAAGAAATTGACACTTTTGGTTATTACACTGTTTTGAAAAATGGTAAGCGAACACAATACTCATTAGCCGATGGAAGTTTACCAAAAGATTGGTTTGAAGATGTTACATACATTAGTAGAGATAACAAAGAATTGACAGGTTATCCTACCCAAAAACCAAAGGAACTAATAAGCCGTTTTGTTTTAGCTTCCACAAATGAAGGTGATGTAGTGGCTGATTACTATTTGGGTAGTGGCACAACCGCCAAAGTTTGTCAGGAATTAAACCGAAATTTTATAGGCTGTGATTTGAACCCGAAAGCTATTGAAATAACGAAAGGTCGTTTGGATGGTGGTAGGTAGCATTGCACATAACGGCTGCGTGTATGGGTAGTGTGGGAATACGAAGCACTACCATGTCAAATTACAAATAACTTAAATACGAGATACAATGATTGAACAACAGACAAACCCCACATTACCTATACACGGTGTTACCAGCAGTGTTTTTTGTTCCGATAATTTGGAACTAATGAAAACCATTAAAAGTAATACGATTGACTTAATTTATTGTGATATTCTTTATGGAACAGGTAGAAATTTCGGAGATTACCAAGACTTAAAACCGATACGAAGCAAAATAGAAAGACACTACCTACCAAGACTTATTGAAATGAAACGGGTGTTAAAACAAAATGGCTCAATTTATTTGCAAATGGACTACAAAATAAGCCATTGGATGAGATGTTTAATGGATGATGTTTTTGGGTATAATAATTTTGTAAATGAAATTATATGGAAATATAAAACAGGTGGCGCAAGTAAAAAATATTTTCCAAGAAAACACGATAATATATTTTTGTATTCAAAAAGCAAAACATACACTTTTAATAAATTGCTTGATAAAAACTACACAAAGCATAAATACGGATTTGCCAACTTACAAACACAAGAAGATGAAAACGGATTTTATTACTTAACAACAATGAGTGATGTTTGGGAAATACCAATAATAAGAACAGTTAAGGATAAAATAGACGTTGAAAGTGTAGATTATTCTACTCAAAAACCAAAGGCACTAATTGAACGAATTATAAAAGCAAGTTCAAATGAAAATGATTTAATTGCAGACTTTTATTTAGGTAGCGGAACAACTGCCGAAGTATGCAAAGATTTAAACCGTAATTTTATTGGCTGTGATATTAACCCACGAGCGATTGAAATAACGCTACAAAGGTTGAATAATGCACGGTCTTAACATTGCGTATAACGTATGGTGCTTTGCGAAGGCGGGGATTTTAACCACTAAATTTAATTAGAAAGATGAATGATATATTTAACGAGAATGTTCCTTTGAAAACGGAAACCCCCGCTTTTGCAAAGCACGTGTTACCAGCAGTGCCTTCTTCTGAGGTGTATTTAGAAGATTGTGTAAAGGCATTAAAACGCTATGCAGATAACCATTTTGATTTGGCAATAGTTGACCCGCCTTATGAACTAAACGGATGGCACGATAAAGGAAACAACAGAAATAGGCAATCTGCAAAGGAAGGAAGCAAAAGGAAATTGTGGGATAAAATGCCTGATGAGGAATATTTCATTGAACTAAAAAGGGTATCTAAAAATCAAATTGTGTGGGGTGGAAATTACTTTGGACTGCCTGCACATAGAACATTTATAGTTTGGGATAAAATGACCTATGTGCCAACTATGAGCCAAATAGAACAGGCTTGGACTTCATTTGATAGCCCTGCAAGACTTTACAAAATAAATAGCAATAATGCCAATAGAATACATCCAACTGAAAAGCCTGTGGCATTATACAAAAGGCTATTAAATGAATATGCAAAGGAAGGCGATTTGATTTTAGATACACATTTGGGAAGCGGTGCGAATAGAATTGCTTGTGCTGAAATGAAATTTAGTTTTGTGGGTTTTGAATTAGATAAAAAATATTATGAAGCACAAGAAAAGCGTTTTAAAGATTTTGTCAGCCAACTCCGAATGTTTTAGGGTGTCCGCTGGCATTGCACCTAACGGACGGGTATTTGCGCTGTGTGGAATTAATAGCAGTAAAGTTCAATTAACAACAAAATGATGATAAAAGCACAAATGTTCATATTAGCACGTCCGCCCACATAGCGTAAATACCGTGTTAGCAGTAGTAGGGATTTCTACCACAAATGTTTCTACGAAGCTATAAGAAAAAATAAAAGAAAAACGAAGCGTGGGGTTTAATTAAATAATTTAAAAAATAAATACAATGCCAACAGATTTTGAAATAGCATTTGCGAATGCTCGAAAACAAGGACTTGCACAGTTTAGCTTTAATGGGAAACAATATACAACCCAACAAAAAGAAGAACCTGCTGCATTATTGCAACTTTCACTTACTGATAAAATAAGACAAGAAAGTGCAAAAGACCCATCATTAAAGTATGTGTCAAATTACAATACAGGACTTTCAAAGCCTGAATTTGACGAATATTGGAAGTGGGCAAATGATAGATACAAGGGGCAAGACAATGTTCTTTATGAAATGGGGGCTTATGACTTGCAAGGTGCTTGGAAAGACATCAAAGCAGGTAAAATTAAGTTTGACCCACAAACAGGACATTTGCCTGATACTTACAAAAAGCCAAACCATATTACTTTTAGCAATGAAAGTAAGTATCACAATGGTAAAGACTTTAATGGTGGTCAATGGGAACAAAATGGGAACAGGTGGAAGTTCAAAGTAAGTCCACAAACAGTTCAAATGTATGGTAAAGATTATCTGCAAAAGTATTTTTCTGAAAATGAAAAAGATGTTGATTTAATTTACTAATGTAGTGTGGGTGGGCGTTTTTCTTTTATTTTTTCAAACGAAATATCTATTCGAAGAACGTCTGCCCTATTACTGCTAACGTATTGCATATTGCCGAAGGTGGCAATTAGAAGCACAAAACTTGAATTTAAAAAAAATGTTTAATAGAAGCAAAAACGTTTACTTAACCACAAAACTGCCACTTTTGGCAATATGCTGTTATGTGATGTGCTTCTTAAAATCTTAATGTGATGAATAAATCAATAGAAATAAAACACTTTAGCTTAATTGACTACAATATTCTATTAAAAGTTGTTGC